ACTATGCAGCCACGACAGGTACAAGCGTTGTGTTAGTTACAGCCGCTAGCCTGAACGACATTGTCGAGATGGTGGTGTATGATACCTTTGCTGTAGCAAGCAGCTACACTAAGACAGAGAGTGACACACGCTATCCATTCAAGGGTAACAACAGCATCATCCGTTTGAACGGTCAGACCATCAGCGCAGATATCACGATTGACAGCGATGAGAATGGTATGTCGGCTGGTCCGATTACACAGAATGCAACCGTCACTGTTAATGGTTATTGGAGTATCGTATGACCAGCGTATTGAATGTAGATACTATTGCAGATAAAGCTGGCACTGGACCTGTTACGCTAACTAAACAGAGTTCCGCTAAAGCTTTTAATGCGTATGATTTTGTCAATGATGCACAGCGTGACTCATTTAACGTGTCCTCGACAACGAACAGAAACACGGGTTCTTCTTACGCTAATTTAACGAATGCAATGGGAACTGCAACATACATCACTGTTAGTAGCTCAAGTCCTGTGGCTATAGGTTCTATGGGTACAAACAATTATAACAGAGCCGCTATTTCATCTCCAGATACCGCCTCCAGAATTTCACATAATAGTTTCACCACTAACGGTTCAGGCTCGATACAAAATGATCCTTATACAGCGGTGGTGGCACACGGAGACCTCGCATAATGGCTAGTATTCTTAAAGTAGATACCCTGACAGGTGTAAGCACCGCTGGCTCTATTAGCCTTACTGGCGAGGGCAACTCAACCACGACTAACTTGCAGCAGGGTTTGGCAAAGCAATGGGCAAAGTTTACAGTTGCCGCAGCTTTAAGTGATAGCTTCAATACAAGCAGTATCACCGACTCAGGGTCAGGAGACTTTGAGGTAAACTTTACAAACGCGATGGGAGGTACGCAATACGCAATAGCGACTTGCACAACTGCCTCCGCTGATAGAACAACCACCGCTGAAAGCACATCAGCTAGCGCATATGGCATAGCAACTTGGTATAATCTATCAAGGTCTGAGGATAGCATATCATCTTGTGGAACAAAAGTTCACGGAGACTTAGCATAATGGCAAGCGAACTTAGAGTTAACACATTAAAGGATGCCAGCGGTAATAACAGCGTAGCTTTGTCTACTGTTGCAGAGGGTAGTGCGAAGTCTTGGGTTAGTGCTGATACAGGTAGTACGGTGGCAACAAATGATAGCTTCAATCATAGTAGTGTCACAGATAATGCTACAGGAGATGAGAGTTTCAATTTCACCAATAACATGTCTAATGATGACTACGCTGTATCCGGTTGTGCTAAGTCTCAAGACACAGCATTTAATGGAAAGATGACTGTTTTTTGTTTTGCCTCAGTTGCATCTGCTAGTGCGATTGGTACGAGTTTCTTTAGAATTACTACCCTCTATGCAAATAGCGGTTCAGCTTTACAATATGCAAGACATGCTGACTTAACTACGGCAATAGCACACGGAGACCTAGCATGAGTAAAGCAGCAGAACTAGCGGCATTCATAGGTGGTGGG